GAATCGCTGAGTTACTTCTCCCGATTAGTCAATTCTTAAGACACACAACCCACCGCAAGGTGGGTTTTTTTATACCCCTGATATTCTTGGATTATATGTTCCCTTCAATCTTTTCGAAATATAATCTGAGGATTTATCATATGTCATAATTTCTCTATGCTCACTTATGAATGCAGATAAGTATTCAGATTTTAATACTCTTATTCTTCTCTTTTCATCGTTTAATTTTGCTTCGTACTGATAGTTTGTAATTTCTGCTACCACCTGACTTGGGATAACTTTTACAACTTGTTTTGAAAAACTTAAATATTGAAAACTAAAATTTTGATTAACTTCTAAACCTGCAGGCATTACAACACGATTATATTCGTCAACTATTTTTCTTGTTTCATAATGATGGACTTTCGCAATATTTTCCTCTGACCCATACTTCTCTAGCATATATTCTTGTAAATCATTATGATTTAATGGCCATTGATTTCTTATATTAGTGATATTACTTGATGTCAACACCACCCAATCTAATTCGGAATTGTCATATAGTTCTTGTGCAACCATGTCTGGTCTCATACCCTCTTTAATATTATAGTAGTTAAAAGCAGTGATTGCCTGATCTAAATCTGTTCTTAATTTAGATCTTTTAAATAAATTTTTGACAACAATTCTCCTCTCAACTTTATTTCGAGATGAAAGTAAAGAGGGATATAATATATTTGGTAGTTCTTGAAAATATGCCATTAGTAACCCACCGCATCTGTTGGAACTGGAAGTAAATCAGTTCTCTGAGGATCAAAGTTAAAGTAATTATTATCATAATCAGTATCAAATATTGGTTCAAGTTCATTAAATCTAAGTGTTAATGTAATTGCAACTGGTTGACCTTTTTCATAGGCATTCCACATTCCTTCTGGTGTATAGTTAACTGCAGCACCAGTACAAGCACACGTTTTAATTCTCATAACAGAATCATTACGATCTAAAATTTCATAATTTTTTGTTTTTGCTGTTTTAAAATGTAAATCAAATATATTTGGTGCTCCTAAAAAGTAAGATGCACCACCACTTTTACTTTTATTTGATTTTTTTGGTGCCATGCCTTGTTTAAAGAAACGAAGTATGTTATTAATTCTGGTTGCCTCTTCTCGACTACGAGGACTCATCTTCCAAGCAAAAGTAAACTCTCTTAATGTTGGTGCATTGAAAAGTAAGGCAAGATTACTATTTGGGATTACACCTGCTCCCCTTGAAAGAATTGATTCAGGTGATACTTGAAGTTGTAAAGCGTTAAGTAAAGCAGATCCAAGCACTGTTCTACCAAGAATATTAATATTTTTCTTATCTGCATCTCTTAATTCATTTGCAGCACCTCCAAGTGCACTTATAACATTTCCAATTCCTTGATTAATTTTTGTGGTTGCTTCTGCTATATTTCCACCAATACTTCTCCCACCTGCAGTTTGAGCAAAATTTATTATTGCTTCTAAGGCATCACCAGTTGTTCCCATTGCA